GTAGCAAACGTCTGGCTCTTGCAAAACGAACGGCCGAGTGGGTCGATCAATTCAAACTCTCGGCCGGTTGTATGGATTGCGGCTATCGCGCACATGTTGACGCCCTTGAGTTTGATCACCGCCCTGGAGAAGTCAAGCGAATGATCGTTTCTCAAATCAAACACAGCGCCAGTCGCGGAATGCTAAAAAACGAAATGAACAAGTGCGACGTAGTCTGCGCCAACTGTCACCGCGTTCGAACGGCTAACCGAAGAAAGGCACTCGCCGCATGACACAGCCGCTCAACACTGCCATCCTAATAAACGACCAGGGCAAACAGGTTGAAAGCGGCGTATCTAGCAAGTATCATCCGGCCGCACAAGGTCTCTACGTTCTCCCCGCTAAACAAGAATTTTTCGCCCAACAGATAGCCGCGAACCCTGGCAGCGAGCAAGGACTGCTGTATGCCAAGGTTTACGGCCTTGATCCGACGAATCCGATTGATCTCAAGGCGGCGGGTACAGGGGCCAGTCGACTCATGGCCACGGTCGCGGTGCGACTCAGAATTCAAGAACTCATGCGGCCCGCGCTGAGGAAGTTGAAGCACAAGATTGAATACGGACTGCAAAACGCCCTGGAGCAATGTCAGATCGCCTACGACATGTCGATGGAATCAGGCGATGTGAAAAGCCTGCTGAAAGCGATCGAGCTGCAATCGAAGCTGAGCAAGCTGCTGTCGGAAGATATTAACGTCAATCATCGCTATGGGGTTCTGGATTCAGCGTCGACGGACGTTCTTTTGGAAATGCGCGCGGCCATCGAAGCGAAACGGGCAAAACGCAAGCTCCTGTCGCAGCCGGCGATAATTATTGACGGCGCGGCGATGGAAGTGAAAGGGTACGCGGGAGAATGAGTTGGAAAGAGCTGGCTATCGGGCTGGCGGACGACAAGGGGGCAGCGATACATTGCCCGTTCCGCGGGTGCATGCGCGAGGTCACGGAGCGATGGATCGAATGGCTTGGCGGGATTCAAAAGAAGCGACGGGAAGAACGCGTCGCATCCGGAGGGGCGTATTAATGTGGATTTTGTTTGTGCTTGTCGTGACCATGCAGGGTATCGACACGCACGAGGTCGATCGCTATGCGACGAAGGACGCCTGCGACATCAAGAAGGCGTCGCTTGAACTGGAGTTCGTGGCGGCCTACCCGGGCGATCAGGATTGGGCGTTTGTCTGCCTGTTGCCGAGGAAGGAGAAGACCGCATGACGGAGATATGGCTCTTATGGATCACGCTGACCGTCTCCGCCGGCCACCTCGCGCACATCCCGGTGCATGTGAATGAGTCCGACGAGTTTCCCTCGCGGGCGATATGCGAGGAGAATATCCCGGAGTTGCAGCGGACGCTTCAAGCATCGTTCCCGGATGACAGGGCGATTAAGCTGTACTGTGAGCGGTATGTGGTCAAGCCGGAGCCGCCGGCGGAGCCGGAGAAGCGTTATCCAAACATCGCGCCGGACCCCGAGGTGAGCATGCGGGTGCCGCCGGATGAGGATGAGGGGCCACCGTATCCGAGGTTTCCGACTGATTGGACGATCCTATGACACCGCGTCAGGCCGTGAGGTTCGAGGATATTTGTAAGTTACACACGGATAACATGGATGCGGGCGCCGGCTGGATTCACATTGGTGCGAATGTGGTTATTCTAGGCATGCGGGGAGACGGAGAGCGCTTGTCGGACATGCTATGGTTCTCGCGCCATCAGTTCAATAAACTTATTGATTGGTATGCCTGCGATCAACCGTTGGAAAAAAACATTTAAGGGAGGAAATATCATGAGCTTGGGACGACTGTTATTTGAAGACATGCCTGACGGCACGATCTCGTTTCGGGCTGATTTCCAGGGCGGGTTGGAATTCAAGTCGCACGCGCATATCATGATGCGGCAAGTGATTGCGTGGTTGGACGACCAGGCAATGAGCAAGACTTCTGTAGAGGTGCTGGATACGGACGCCTCGATGCTTATTCCGATGCCGATGAATGGCCACGGGCGCGCGTGATGACCACCTACGCGCCAAAGACACCTGTACGACGTTCGGGAAAGTGTTGGCTGATCTATGATCCTGTTACCAAAACTATTATGAAATACAACCCGACGATCGAAGAAAAAGAGCCGACCGGCTTGGCGTTACATGACGACTGATGCCCCACCGATGACAGACACGCTACGCGGGCGACCGGCCATGCTGGTAACGCGCGGCGCGTCGGAGTCAGGGAGCCTGCGAGACGACGGCACGGCGCGAGGGCCAGGATACTTTGGCTCGCTCGCCATGCGCGACGGGCTGGATATCACCTCCACGGAATGTGCCTATCGTCTGCTGGTCAAGGTTCCGAAACGATCACATGGACATCTGCGTCATATCTACATGCGCACGCTCGTCCCGCTGTTGGTGCCGACGCTCACGCGGGAGGAGATCGCGCATCTAGTCGACGGCGGTGATCCGACGTCGATGATCAGGACCAAGGCGATTCTTCATGCGGAAGCGCGGTTATCGCAGAGTCTATCGCCATTCGCGGAAGGCTGGGAGACACCGATCGAGTTGCCGAAGCTGCGCGCTCGCGCGATGATGCCGAACGAACCAATCGTGTATGGATCGGTACGCGCATGACGAACGACGAGTTGCTTCAACTAATTACAACCGATGTGCTCTACGAGGAGCTGTTGTCGCGGTTCGAGGTCGTGATTATTTCTGGACTGAAAAAACGGCCGGAGGAAGACGATCCTGATTCGAGGGTCCTATCCTGGCGATGGAAGGGTGATCCGTACGTCTGCCAGGGTCTCGCGAACGGGATCATTAGTAATGTGCAGTCGTTTCTCGACGAGACTAAGGAACGGATCGATCCGCGTGATCTATGATTGAAATCGTACACCAGACTCTCACCGGCATGTTGATCTGCTTTGACACCGACGAGGAGCGCCCTGCCGCGGAACAGATGTTGTAGAAGGCGTTTCCAGGACGCGCGATGGGTTTTGATATCGCGCCACAGACGAGACGTGACGACGTCTTAAAACAACGCGGATACATCGGACTATGATCTCGAAAGAAGTCGCGATCAGCTTTTGGGTGATTCTAATCCTCTCGATTATTTCAGGAAGCTGCACGATGCTGATGCAGATGGGGGTGCGATGAGAGAGTTTTTGGATGTCGCCATTAGTTTTGCGATCGGGGGAGGATTAGGCTGGATCACCGGTAAGCTGTGGGCCGCGTTGCAGAAGCATAACCGAAAGAAGGACGGGAAGTGAGCACAGGATTTCAAACCGGCAAACACGAGCCGATCGAGCATGTGGCTCCTGCTGCCGAGGCGCCAGATCCGATGGAGGCGGAGATCGTGAAGGCGATGGACCGCCGGAAGATCGATTTCTACCAGCCCTACCCCAAGCAAATTCAGTTCCACGACGCCACGGGGATTCCAGATATTGCCGAGATCGCGCTCGTTGCCGGAAATCAAGTTGGGAAAACTCTTGGCGCGGCCGCGATGACATCGTATTTTCTAACAGGAGAATATCCAAAATGGTGGAAGGGTCGAAGGTTTTTGAACGAGCCGGTGAGGATGTGGGCGGGCGGGCCAACAAGTCAATCTGTTCGTGATGGCCCGCAGAAGCATTTGCTGGGAAACATAGGTGAATGGGGGACGGGTTTTTTGCCTGGACGTTTTATTGTAGATGTAAAAAAAGCCGTTCATGGCGTGCCTGATGCTGCTGAAACGGTATTGGTGCGTCATGTTCCAACGGGCAAGATCTCCACGCTGTTGTTTAAGAGCTATGACCAAGGGCGCCTACGATGGCAGGGAGAAACCTTACATTGTGGCTGGGGAGATGAAGAACCGCCGGCCGATATATACTCTGAGTTTCTCACCCGATGCCAGGTAAAGAAAGGTTTTGTATTCCTTACGTTGACGCCGCTTCTTGGCATGAGTGAAGTCATGACGCGCTTGTTAAAGGACAAGCCGCCACATTCCTGTGTCATCAAGATGGGCCTAAATGATGCTGAGCACTACTCAGAGGAACAGCGTGCACAGATCTTGGCCCGCTATCCTCTGCATGAGCGCGAGGCACGGGCGTACGGTAATCCGATTATGGGCAGCGGACTGGTGTTCCCCGTCCCCGCCAGCAGCATCATGGAAACCCCTATACAAATACCTGCACACTGGCCGCGCATTGCCGGATTGGATCTGGGTTGGGACCACCCTACTGCAGCAGTATGGCTTGCGATCGACCGGGATACGGATACGGTGCACGTTTATGACGAATATAAAATGCGTGAGCAAACGCCAGTGGTCCACGCCGCAGCCATTCGATTTCGAGGGGCATGGGTACCGATGGCATGGCCTCATGATGGTCAACAGGCTGACCTCGGTTCTGGTCGGATCATTGCTCAACAATATCGTGAGCAAGGGGTGAATATGCTCAAGAGTCATGCCACACATCCGGCTGAGCGTGGAAAAAAAGAAGGGACAGGTGGCTATAGTCTTGAAGCCGGTGTGATGGCCATGCTCGATCGCATGCAAACCGGACGTTTCAAAGTGTCCAACACGCTCACCCAATGGCTTGAAGAATATTCGACTTATTACCGAGAGGATGGTAAGATCATAAAACGTGGAGATGATTTGCTTTCCGCAACGCGCGTGGCTATTATGAGCCTGCGATTTGCTAGGTGTAAAACCCCAGAGAGGGTAGCACCGGTGTTGCCAGAATATCATAACTTCGATAGTTCAATGGGTGTATTGGGCTAAGGAGAATTACTATGGGTAGAAATACTCCTGAATATATGAAAGACTGGGCCGTGAAGAATCCAGATAAACGAGCGGCGAACGATTTGAAATATCGCCAGACGCATCGTGTGGAGCAGGCTGCGAAATCTCGCGCGTATTATCATGCGCATAAAGATGAGTGCCGCCTACGGGCCGCGATCTACCGAAAAGAGAATCTAAAAAAGGTCTATGCTTCAAAGGCAATATATGTTTCTAAGAACAAGCTTCATTTGGATGAAACGAAAAGGTTAGGGAGAACCCGCCTCCTCGAAGTTAAAGCGGGGCGGCCGTGCCCGTCTGTGTGCGAAATTTGCTGGCGGCCTCCTGACAAAAGTAGTAAACGCCTCGACTTTGATCATAATCACGCCACCAATATGTTTAGAGGATGGATCTGTGGTCACTGCAACACCGCATTAGGCATGGCCCAAGACTCCCCCACCCTCCTCCGAGCGATGGCCGACTATCTCGAACGATCGAAGGTTCTCGATGGCTAAAACAGGCGCCGAACGCTCACAGGCATGTAGAGACCGCGATCTTGAGCGGGCGAAAGAGGCGGCCAGGCATGCCTACGCGATAAAGAAGGAGCGAAAACTGAAGCAGCTGCGACCAAAATGGGGACCGGCAATTTAGAGCGATCGAAGGTGTGATATACTCAGTGGGTAAAGGAGCGTTCACAATGTCTCATAAAAAGAAACCAATCAAGCCGAAGTACTAATTCACTCGATTGCTCGTCTAACTAACAAGGAGATCTAGACATGGGGCAAATTATCTCGACAGTAGAACCAACGCAACAAGAAAAAATCTCGCCATGGCACGAGTGGCTGTTTGACGCCAAGAACGGCGATTTACTCGGTGTGAAGAACTACCATAGTTCAGGTGACGATCTCCGCCCGCTTCCTGTCGCACTCACGGCAGCCCAGATCGCGGCGCCAACGGCAGACATGCTGGCTCATACAAAGCTCACGTTCGCACTGGATGTCGCGCCCTTTACGCGGTGGCGGTCAAACGGCACGGCACTCGTGGTGATCAGTGACAGCAATCAATTTGGTCCGTCGCCCTCGAAGCTGACGCAGATTAACGTAACCGCGGGGACGCTGGCAGCCGGTGATATTACCGGGGCCGGTTATGTATCGCTGGTGTCGATTAACGCAACCCCTGGCACACAGACGACTCGCACCGCGACACAGATGTTTACGGATCAGGCGAACCTGGTCGTCGGACAATCCTATACATTGCGCATCACGCAGACCGGCGCCGGCACGCTCACCCTTGGCGCAGGAGCAGGCGTGACATTGACGGGGACCATGACTGTGCCTCTCAACACGACGCGCGATTTCATTGCGACGTTCAACTCGGCGACGACCATGACGATTCGTGCAATCGGAACCGGGACGTTCTCATAAGATGCATAAGCTAGGCCCGCTCTTTACACTAATCTTGATTGCGCTCAGCCTTTGGTTGGGCGTGATCACGTTCGCGCACGCGCAACATATTGAATCGTCCGATCGGATGGTGCTGCTGAATGCAGTGACGGACATAGTGGGCGGTCAAGAATTTGCTGTTGATAGGTTTAACACGCTGGCGTTTGATCTCAGCATAGATGCTGGGACAGCCACGATTCGCGTAGACATTTCTGCAGACGCCGATTTGTTTGCTGCGAATTCAATTGTGTGTATCAAGTCTGATGAAGTGAACAGGGACACACATTTGTTAAACATGACAGCTACCGGGCTCTATCAATGTAATTTGGTTGGAGCGAAGACGCTCAGAATTCGAACGAGTGCCTGCGCTGGATGCAACGTGACGGTCATCGGGCGAGCAACAACAGCACATATTAAATCGTAAGGAGGAATGCGGCGATGATGAGAAAATTATTTGGTCGGTTTGTCATAGCCGCGATCTATATTACGGCTATGTTATGGGCCGGGGGGGCGCAAGCGCAGCACGTCGAGCATCATGAGTTTTTGCTGCATAACGCCGAAGCCGGTGCTGCGGTCAACGGAGCGGTGATGCCCGTTGATCAGTACGCGACCGTTGCTGTTGACGTGACGATTACGGTCACAGGGACCGTGAACTTTGAGGCGTCTGCCGCCGGCGGGGTATGGTCGTCTATGACGTGTTTAGGGTCCAACACAGCCGTACGAACAACTAATGTACCGACAGCTACGGCTACAGGGCTCTTTCAATGTAACGTCGCCGGATTTCAAGCGTTTCGAGCGAGAATTAGCGCGAACGCAGGAACAATTACGGTGTTCGCTAGAGCCACGACAGGTGGTTTTCAATAAGTGATAAAGGTCCCGCTCTGCTGATAAGAGCCCACGGGGCTCTGGTTCACGCCTAGGCCGAGCGGTCATTTCGCGGAGATTTATCCCCATGCCCAACGTTGACGAGATTCAGCTCCCCGATGAAGCGCAAGCATTCGCCGATGCAACTGGCGACGCGCCGGTACCAGAACCAACGCAGTTCTCAGAAGAGAAGCTCGCCGCTATCGGGAACGCACTTGAAACCAAAAAGCAGAAAGCCATCACGTACAGGAAGAACTCTGGAACCGAAGGCATATGGATGCTGTGCGAAGAAGCGTACGCGGGTATTGATGACGGCAATCGTAGCGAATTTACCGCTGGACGGATGCACAAGCCCGTTTCCATGTCGGGTCCGCTCACGAGCGACCGCCAGCATGCGCTGAAAGATAAAAAGTCTACCGCCTTCGTCCGTATCACCGCGCGCTATGTCGATTCTGGCACGGCAAAGGTCGGAGAGATTCTCCTGCCGATCAACGACAAAGCCTTCAGCTTTACTGAAACTCCAATTCCCACGCTGATCGAAGGGCTTGATAATACCGAGCCGATCGGCACCTTAGGCGGGCAACCACTCATGAGGGCTCCGAAGCCTGAAGAGTTGGCGCCTCCGCAGACCCAGGCCCCGCTACCGCCTGGGGAGCAGCCTCCCGCGCCTCCTCCCGACGTGCCAGTCACGACCAAAGATGTTGCCGAAGAGGCCGTCGCGAAGGCGCGCAAGGCTGCGAAGAAAGCTGAGCTACGCATCTACGATTGGATGGTTGAGTGCGGGCATCATAGAGAAATGCGCAAAGTCATTTTCGACGCAGGGCGCATCGGGGTCGGTGTGGTGAAAGGCCCCTATCCGGAGAAACGTCGTTCGATAGCAATGATCAATGGCAAGCTGGTGATTTCGGACAAAATTGTGCCTGTGCATAGGTGGGTAGATGCGTGGAAAATTTATCCCGACCCGGCCTGTGGAGAAGATATTAAAAACGGAGATATGTTTGAACTTGACCATTTCTCCGAGAAACAGGTGCGCGATCTCAAAGGTCTCCCTGGCTACATCGATAGTCAAATTGACAAGGTGCTTGAGGAAGGACCAACGAAATCATACAAGGATACGGGTAATCCGAACGAAAAGAATCTCGATCAGAAGAATCCGTACGAACTGTGGTTCTACCACGGCACGATGAAGCGTGAAGACTTCGAAACCGCCAATCCTGACGCGGCGCAAACCCTTGATCAGAACGATAAGCTGGTACATGCCGTCGTCACGATGGTCGGCAACAATGTGGTTCGCGCCTCGATCAATCCGCTCGATACAGGTTCTATTCCCTATCATGCGTTCTCTTGGCTCCGTCGTCCAGGCTCCTGGGCCGGTGTCGGTGTGGGCGAGCAAATGTTTACGCCTCAACGCATCGTCAATGCCGCGACGCGCGCGCTGCTCAATAACGCCGGCGTGAGCGGTGGTCCGCAGATTGTCATCAACCAGAAGGGTATTCGCCCGGCGTCGGGAGACAACGATTGGACAATTGTATCGAACAAGGTCTGGTACCTTGCCGAAGCGGGGGACACAGACGACGTGCGGAAAGCCTTTACGATGTTCGATATCCCGAACGTCAGCGATCGGCTTCTGAAGATTATTGAATACGGCATGCGACTCGCGGAAGAGAGCACAAACATTCCATTGATTACCCAAGGGCTCTCCGGTAATACGACGCCTGAGACGTTGGGGGCCACTCAGTTACAAGATAATAACGCCAATCAATTGCTACGCAAAGTTGGCTATAACGTCGACGATGATGTGACAGAGCCGCTGGTCCATCAGTATTATGAGTATCACCTGCTTGATCCCAATGTCCCCGACGACGAAAAGGGCGATTTCAAAATCAACGCGCACGGGTCGATTGCGATGGTCGAGCGCAGCATTCAAGACCAAGCGCTGATTCAGCTTACGTCTATTGCGATGAGCCCTCAGACTGGGGTGAATCCAAAGAACTGGTTCGGCATGATCCTGAAGTCGAAACACATCAATCCAGATGAAGTCATGTTCACGCCTGAAGAGCAAGCGCAGATGGACAAACAGCCGCCTCCTGTTCCGCCGGCGATTGAAGTGCAGAAAATGAAAATGCAGATGGCGCAGGAGCAGTCGAAGATCGATCAAGCTCGCGCGCAAGAGGAGGACGTATTAGACAGAGAGCTGGCGCAGCTTGAGGCCGAAAATCTGTTGGCGGTTGAAGAATTGCGTGCGCGGACGCAAGAGTTGCGGACGCGTATGGATACGGATCGCGATGCGACCTACGTACAGGCCGAGACAGAGCGGACCAAAGCGACGTTTATGCAGGCGATGGAATTACTCAAGGTTAAGCGCGAGTTGGCTCAATTGCAGTACGCCACACAACAGAAAGTATCTCTCGATTCTGTCAAAGCTAAGCTGGCGTCAGATGCGATGAAGATTAACGCACAAAAGGAACTTGCTGCGATGGACGCGCGCTTACAAGTTCACAAACACTCGTCTCCAAGCGGGAAGGATCTCTTGAGACCGGCGGTGCAATTACATGGCAAGGCAGGACAAGGGCGAGCCGGGAGTCAGTTGCGCTAAGGGAGTATGCTACAATGAATGAGGATGTTATTTTTACCGACCAAGATCGTTATTCGTCAACGTGGATGAAAGTCGAGGAGCATTTGCGAGCACGACTGGAGGCTGCGAGAACGAGGTTGGAGCGAGCCACGACCGAGGCGGAGACGCTGAAGGTACGTGGCCAAATAGTGGAGATCAGATCCTTGATGTCATTGGTTGATGAACCAATGCCTGTAATTCTCTAAACCGCCGCCGGCGCTCGCGCCTACGGCACAACACACCCGCCCACGGTTACGCCGCCGGCGAGAAGGAGTCTCAGATGACAGTCGAAGAGCAAGCGGCCGCAGATACGCAAGCCCTGGAGACGGCTACGGTCGAGGAAGAGGCTGCGTTTAATTTAGGATCAACAGACGTGCCCATCCCGCCCACGGTGGTAGCACCGCCGGTTGTGGAAGCCGTCAAAGAGGGCGTGTTGGAACCAGTCATCGTGGAGACCGTTCCGGCACCTGTCCCATATCAGGTCAGCGAGGCCCAGATTCTTGACCTCGTGAATAGAGCCAAGTCTATCGACGATATGTCGGTGACGTTGAGCAAAGTTCACGCATCGGTGTACGGAGAGCTGCCTGGTAAATTGGGTGGTCTTGAACGGACACTGAGGGAGATTCAAGCGAATACCCCTGTCGGGCAACCGATCGAGGTGAGCGATAAGGATCTGGTTGAGTTGCAAGAAGACTTTCCAGAACTCTCCATACAGCTCGCGAAGGGGCTTACACGCATACTTAGCAGGTTCAAAGGAACCGCTCAGCCTGCGGTGGCGTCACAAGCGGTGAACGTGGATGAGATTGTAGCCCGAGCCAATCAAGCCGCGGATGTGCGGGTGGCTCAGGCACGAGAGGCGACGATGCGTCAGGTAGCCGTCGATCGGCTGACGGATAAGCATGAGAATTGGCAAGAGATTACCGGTGCTGCGGATGCGACCACGCCCTATCGGACGTGGCTTCAAGCCCAGCAGCCGGCGTATCGAGCCCATATTCTCGCCACCTGGGACCCTCGGGAGATTGGAAAATCAATCGACGCGTTTCAAGTGTATGAAACAGAAGCAAAAAAGACTGCTGCCAAGCCGGGAGTGGTCAAGGGTCAGGATGCTAGAAGCCAGCGGTTGGCTCAGGCCATTCCTGCCCGAGGCCATGCGCCCGCGCCCGTGCAAGCAGGCGAACTCACAGAAGAACAGGCGTTTCTTCAAGCAAGCGCCACCTAAGGAGATAACAGATGGCCATTCAAACCTTTGGGCTGACACCAGCCCGCATCGGAAAATATAAAGCAGACCTCTTGAAGAGCGCGAGCGCTCGAGAGTGTCTGAGTCGGCAAGGACGCCAGGTCCAAATGCCGAAAAACATGTCTGACACGTATATTGCGCGTCAGTACATTCCTTTCAACGCGACGGTGGCCGCACCGAACGTGTTCTTCCCGGCTGGCACAGGCGATCGTGCTAACGTGATTGTGCAAGCGGCGCTGACGGCAGAAGGCGTTACGCCTCCGCCTGACAGCATCGTAGCCCGTGACGTGCAGGTGGTCATCCAAGAATACAGCGTCTTGTACGGGTTCACCAACAAGACCTACGAGCTGTATGAGGATGACATTCCTGCGGAGATGATCAAGAAAGTCGGCGAGCGTGTGACGCTCATCAACGAACTGATCATGTGGGGCGTCCTTCGGGGGTCCACAAACCAGTTCTTCGGGGGCACGGGTACCACGATGCTAACCACGAACGGCGCCATCACGCTTGGGATGGTGCGCAGGATCGTGAAGAGCTTGGCGGCCAATCATGCGATGCCGGTCAATCAAGTGCTCAAGGCTGGCCCAAACTATGGGACGGCTGGGGTGGAGAGCGGGTACAACGTGTACATCCACAGTGACGCGGCTCCTGACATTCGGGATCTGCCTGGATTCAAGCACGTCATTGAGTACGCGAGCGGGAAGCCGATGGAGTATGAGCTGGGTACGGTCGAAGAGTTTCGATTCTTCACGTCTCCGGATCTTCCTTCCTTCCAAGATGCGGGTGCAGCGGTCGGTGCCACAGGGTTGTTCTCAACCGGTACTGCCAACATCGACGTGT